ACTCCTGATGCCACCAATGTTTCCGCAAAGCTACGAGAAGGTTGGGAGCCAGTAAAAGCTCAAGACCACCCAGAAATTTTTACCGACTCCATTGTGGATGATCGGTTTAAAGATAATGTTGTTGTAGGTGGTTTAATGCTTTGTAAAGCTCCCGAAGAGCTTGTTAACGAGCGCAATGATTATTACAAACAGCAAACTGCTGCTCAAATGCGTTCAGTTGACACTAACTTAATGCGTGAAAGTGATCCTCGTATGCCTATATTTAATGATAGGAAATCGACGGTTACTTTTGGTAAAGGATAATTAGGAGTCTATCATGGCATCATCCGCTACCCCTTACGGCTTTAAGGCCGTAAATCTGATAGGAGGACAGCCTTATGCTGGTTCCACCCGTCAGATAAAGATAGCGTCCGGTTATGGTACTAATATCTATAATGGGTCTATTGTAGCCATTGTAGCTGGCGGTACTATTGAAATCGTGACGACTAATGGAGATAACTCAACAGGGTTTCCAGCAGGTACTATTGGTGTATTTGTTGGTTGTACCTACACTGATCCAAGCACAGGAAACATCACGTTTAAGCAAAATTGGCCTACGGGTACCGTAGCGTCTGATGCTAAAGCGTATATTGTTGATGATCCTGATGTGGTCTTCCAAGTACAGGCCGATGGCGCTGTTACTCAGGCAGATTTGGGTCAGAACGTCAAATTAGCAGCAGTTCAGTCTACTAACACTGGAGATACCACTACTGGTAATTCCACAACTGCTGTGTCGGCTACAACTGCTTCAACCTCTGGTTTTGCCTTCAGAATCGTTGATTTTGTTGACGCACCGGGGTCTACCGTTGGCGATGCGTATACGGATTTGTTGGTTAAATTCAATCCAGATTCGCATTCATACACTAATAAGACTGGAATATAAGGAGTTATTGAGATATGGCTATTTCAAGAGCGCAATTACTCAAAGAGCTTCTTCCGGGCCTGAACGCCCTGTTTGGTCTTGAGTATGCAAAATATGGTGAGGAAGCCGCAGAAATCTTTGAAACAGAGAGTTCTGACCGTTCCTTTGAAGAAGAAACTAAGTTGTCAGGCTTCGGAGCTGCCCCAGTTAAAAACGAAGGCGCTGCGATTGCTTATGATAATGCCCAAGAAGCGTACACTGCTCGGTATAATCACGAGACAATTTCTATGGGATTCTCAGTAACTGAAGAAGCTATTGAGGACAACCTGTATGATTCCTTGTCTGCTAGATATACTAAAGCACTAGCACGCGCAATGGCTTATACCAAGCAAGTTAAGGGAGCTGCAATATTAAACAATGCGTTTGATAGCGACTTCACTTATGGCGATGGTGTAGAGCTTTGTTCTACTGCACACCCTCTGGTGTCTGGTGGTACTAACTCTAATGAGCCAGCAACTGGCGCTGATTTGAACGAGACTTCTTTGGAAGCTGCGGTCATTCAGATTGCTGGTTGGACTGACGAGCGTGGTCTGTTAATAGCAGCCAAGCCTCGTAAGTTGGTGGTTCCCTCGGACCTTCAGTTTGTAGCGACTCGTTTGCTAGATACTGAACTACGTGTGAACACATCTGACAACGACATCAACGCCCTACGGCATAACGGTTCAATCCCAGAAGGTTACACAGTTAACCATTATCTGACTGATACCAATGCTTGGTTCTTGTTGACTGACGTTCCAAACGGTCTTAAGCACTTCGTGCGTACACCAATGCAAACCTCAATGGATGCTGATTTCGATACTGGTAACAGTCGATATAAAGCTCGTGAGCGTTATAGCTTTGGCGTATCTGACCCACTAGGTATCTTCGGTTCGCCCGGAGCTAGTTAAAGCTAGTTGAGAGAGGGGCACTTGTTGCCCCTTTTTCTTTGTTATACTATAAATCCATCCTGACTGCGCTCCATTGGGGAGGCGGCAGACTTTAGCCACGACAGGAGAAATATATGGCTACTCATCACAATACCCCCGTGTTGTACAGCGGCTATGCGGCTGGTTACAAAGACCTCCGTGAAATGCCAATGTCAATTAACCCTGATTACTTTTGCCTAGAAGACGATTTCGTCTACGAACTAGACACTGGTTGGACTACTGTAAAAGATTCTGGTGCAACTGTAGCTATCGTAGCCGACACTGTAGGTGGAGAGCTTGGAATTACTTCCGCAGGTACTACCGACAATGACGGTGGTTCTGTACAAGGTAATGAAATTTTTGCTGTTGCAGCAGATAAGAACATGTTTTTTCAGACACGTATTAAAAATAACGATGTAGACCAATCTGACATTTGTGTTGGTTTTACCGTTAATTTTGCTACTAATCCAGAAAACATGCTAACTGCAACAGACCGCATCGTGTTCCAAGTAGACGATGGAGATGCTTCTATTCTGTGTAAGACAGAAAAAGATGGCACTGAAACTTCTACTGATTCAGGCATTGATATGGTTGATGATACTTACATCAAACTAGGTATCGCTTGTTCTGGAACTGGCAAAGTTGAATTTTTTATTAATGACAAACTCGTTGCTACGCACAGTACAAATATCCCTGATGACGAAAACTTAGCTATAGCAGCCATGAGCCTATCTGGTAGTGCATCAGGTACTCGTGTAACTACTATTGATTATTTAATGGGCGCTAGAACTCGTTAATAGGGGGTAATTATGGCTACGGCTAAGAAAAAAGCACCCGCTAAAAAGAAAGCGGCCCCTAAAAAAGCTGCAAAAGGTGGCCTTGTACCCGGCACTGCTGAGTATAAAGCCGCTGTATTGCGGGGTGAAATTAAGGAGTAAGTTATGTCCAAAGGTGATATTTTCGCCATAACTCCCTCCACTAGTGCTACGTTGTTAAAAGCAGCGGCAGGTATTAGTGGTGCTGGAGCTGTTACGTTGCTTACTAATGATGTTAGTCCGAGTGGTACTGGTTATAACCTTTTGTTTACCTCTGCGGGTGACGATAGGGGTATAACTTTTACCATCACAGGAATTAAAGTGGGTAGTCTTACTGGTGAGGCCGTTACTGAGGTAGTGACAGGCGCTAACGCTAGTACTGCTTCTTCTACTAATTTCTATACGGTGGTAACTAGTATAGTAGCTAGTGGTGCTTCTGCGGGTAACGTAAGCATCGGGACTACAGGTTCGTTAGCGTTTGGTCGCACTAGGATTAAGAGTGTCTATTATGTAGGTGCAGGTTCTGCGGGGTCGTTAAAGTTTAATCTTAACAGCGCCAGCGGAACTCTTCTTTTACAGGTTGATACTCCTGCGTCTGCTTCCTCGTTTGCTGACAGTGTAACCATACCTGACGAGGGTATTCTTACTCAGCGCAGTAATAGTAGTAGTGACTTTACAATACTGACTCTAAGCAACATTACTAATGTAACGGTGTTCTGTGGTTAAGAAAAAGGGAACTATGAAAGGCCACACCATTAAAGGTGGTCATAAGCGTCCGACTAAATCTGGCGCAGGTATGACCAAGAAAGGTGTGGCTAAATACCGTAGGGACAATCCCGGCTCTAAACTCAAGACAGCCGTTACTGGTAAAGTGAAGAAAGGCAGCAAGGACGCAAAGCGGCGTAAGTCGTTCTGTGCGCGTTCTGCTGGTCAAATGAAAAAATTTCCAAAAGCAGCTAAGAACCCTAATTCTAGGTTGCGCCAAGCAAGAAAAAGGTGGAAGTGTTAGTGCCTAGTAAATCTAAAAAACAACATAGGTTTATGAAAGCAGTAGCAAACAACCCTGATTTTGCAAAAGAAGTGGGTGTCCCACAAAGTGTAGGACGTGAATATGAAAAAGCTGATAAAGGTAAAACCTTTTCAAGGGGTAAGACAGTGACTAGTAAACGGATGGAAGCAATTGAAGAAGAAGTAGAAGAAACGGAACGTGTTAAAAAACGTCGTCCAAGAGACGCAAAAGAAAGAATGGACAAAGAGCAAGAAATGAAACGCATCAGAGATGAAGAAGGACAAACCTTGCGTGACATGGGAATGAATAAAGGTGGCATAGTGCGCGGAGCTGGAATTGCCTCACGCGGTGTACGCCCTGCTAAAATGGTTAAGATGGGTTAGTCATTATGATGAAGTGTAGGGGCATGGGTAGAATAAAACCTGTAGCGTTAAAGAAAGGTGGTTCTACTAAAGATGCCTGTTATCACAAAGTAAAGTCTCGGTATAAAGTATTTCCATCTGCTTACGCATCTGGAGCTATTGCTAAGTGTCGTAAGGTAGGTGCTAAGAACTGGGGAAATAAGTCTTAGTGGCTGTCCGTAAAACCAAAAAGGGAGCTGCGTTAAAACGTTGGTTCAAGGAAGACTGGAAAGATGTGCGAACAGGCAAGGCTTGTGGACGGCAGAAGGGAGAGAAAAGGGGTACTCCTTACTGTAGACCGACAAAAAGGGTGTCAAGTAAAACACCTAAGACTTCTTCTGAAATGACTACTTCAGAGAAAAGAAAAAGAGTTGCACAGAAAAAAAGGTTAGGACAACCCGCAGGGAAGCCAAGAAGAGTTCAAGCGGTTAGACGGAAGAAACCTGCTAAGAAAAAGAAATGATTACTTGGGATGAACGAACAGGAATAATCAAGGAAATAAAAGATTGGTCTGAACAGGTACTAGAACCAAGTAATCCAGAGTTTAACGATTTACCAGCTTGCCCTTACGCAAAAGCAGCATGGCAAGAAAACAAAGTAGATATAGTTTTTAAGTTTGAGGAAGAAGATTATAAGCGGTTATACATGGCACTTCATAATTGGAGTGATTTAAAAGACTTAACAATTATAGTTGATACAGAATTTATAAGGGACAATGACGAGTTTCATCAGTTTGTAGATAACGTTAACAAAGCCATTGCAGACAATGTTTTTAGAGATAGAGATATGTGGGTAATGGGCTTTCATCCTGATGATGGAGAGCAAGAATTATTAGATAGCGAAGCGTTTGAACCAGAAACAGATACTGAATATGCTTTGTTATTTGTGCAGCGATTATCTAAGTTAGAAAAAGCTGCCGAGAAGTTAAGACCTCTTGGGTACTACGATAGAAGTTTCCAAGAATATGATACAGAAGCAATGTACAAACTACGCACTAAATTTTATAGGAGACTACAAAATGCGCGGAGCAAAGAAAGCAGGGCCAGTTAGACGTATGCGTGGCGGTGGTATGGCAGGTAAGAAAGTCATGGGTATGAAAGGTGGTGGTAAAGCTGGCGCTAAAAAGAAAGGCCCAGTTAAAAGAAAGACCAAGAAGACTAAGAAGAAGTAAATTATGGCTACTTCCGGTACTACTGCGTTTAACATGGATTTCACTGAAATCGCTGAAGAGGCGTGGGAACGAGCTGGGCGCGAGATGCGTTCTGGCTATGACCTACGCACTGCAAGGCGGTCTATGAATTTGCTTACTATTGAGTGGCAAAATCGTGGTATCAATATGTGGACCATAGATTCTGGAACTATAAACTTAGTAAAAGGTACAGCTACGTATGATTTACCCGCTGATACTATTGACTTATTAGAGCAAGTCATTAGAACGGGTTCTGGAAACGTGAGCACGCAATCTGATCTTACTCTATCTCGTATTAGTGTAGCTACATACGCCACTGTACCAAATAAATTAAGTCAAGGTCGTCCTATACAAATCTACGTAGATAGGGCGCGGGATAATCCTACAGCTACATTATGGCCTGTTCCTGACCAAGGCACTGCCGATTCTCCTACATACATATTAAAGTATTATAGGATGCGGCGTATACAAGACGCGGGAGCAGGTATACAAACTCCAGATGTTAGTTTTAGGTTTTTACCTTGTTTAGTAGCAGGGTTGGCTTATTACGTAGCAATGAAAGACCCAGAATTAGTTACACGTCTCCCTATATTAAAAGCAGCTTACGAAGAAGCATTTGAGTTAGCCGCAGGAGAAGACAGAGAAAAAGCTACCATTAGTTTAATACCACGTTTATTTGGGACAAATTAAACAATGGGGCAAAGATTTGCAGCGGGTCACAACGCATTAGCTATTTGTGATGTGTGTGGTTTTCAGTACAGACTAGGGCAGTTGAGAAGTTTAGTTGTTAGAGGT